TAGATTTAGAAGAGGCGAAGAAATTTAGTAAGAAAATGCAAAAAGATCTAAAGCCAGAGAAAAGGACAGATGAAGATAAAGAAACATTAGTAGGAGGAAACGACATAGGAGTGTATGTCGCTAGGAGACAGGCCACTAACAGATCTAGAGGAGATTCAGTTCAAGGTAGAACAAGATATCACGGTAACACTCCTAGGGGCAACCGGTTTGGTCGAGGTAACATCTGATGGGTGTATTCTCTAAAAAACCAAAACCCTTTGAAAGAGAGCGGAGTCTTACTGAAGATCCTCCTAAGGGGTCGCCAGTAATTAATACGGATATAGAGGACGAAGCAGAAAAGGAAGTGCAGGAGATATTTAGTGATATAAAAGATAATATAATGTTATCTAATGAGTTGCTTAACTTGTTAGATGAGAAGTGTAGGGCAACGCATGTCCCTGTAGATCCTATCGTGCAGGACGTAAGGGCCGCCGTAGCAAGAAAAGATCCATCGGAAGCGGATGGCGCAAGAATAAGTTTTCATTTATTTCTTACTGCAGTAAAAAAGTATGAGCAGGTTCAACTTAATTACACTCTAGCTATTTCTGAATCGATGACAGGTAATCCTAGTTTAGACTCTACTACTACTAGGAGATTTAAATACAGGATTATTCATGGAATTTCCGATAATGATCTTTTAATGTTTGATTCAGTCTATTTATTAAATTATGCAATACATAAATTTCAAGATATATTTAATGTGCCAGAGATACTTAAAATATCTCCACCATCAGAACATCCAGAAGGAGCTGCGTATGGTGCAATGAAATTAGTCATTGCTATTGCTTTTGCCTCTGCGATAGATGTGCTAAACAAGGAGTTGATTCAGGCAACTCGTAATGTTAGTCGTGGTTCATCATCATCTTCTGTTTCTTCATCTGCCCCAGAAGAATTTACATTTAGTAGAATGGATGAGTTAGCCTTAGAGAAAATATCTCAAAATGATTATAAAATAATATTAGATTATGTGATTGGATATATCTATCCATCTTTAGATCCAAAGTATGATCTCTGGATAAACTATGTTGGTCTTAGGCAATCTAGAAATACATCGGTAGATATGTATAGGTATTATCCTACATATTCTCATGAAGCTAATATAAGACTGAATCTTGGAGACAAGTTACCTCGATCAGGCAATGAAGATTATATATCAGACCATTTGAAGGATGAGTTTCTAGCAGCCTTTAAAAATAATTTTAAAAATATGTGTGCTACAACATCTCAATTCATGAGATTCAATTCTAATGAACAAAGAGCTCTTGTAAACAACGTAGCACAAACTAGCGCCTATCGAGTTACTAAAGATCAGATATGCTGCTTATTCAGAATAATGGCTAAGCACGGTATCGCAGATAAAAAAACTATTAAGCTAATTAAGGTAGTTTTAAGAGCCGCGTCAAAAACACTCTCTGTAAATTTATCCGCCAGGTACGCAAAGAAAACTGTTGCACAGCTATCTGGTGCAAATGCAGATTTTATGTATATAAAACATATAAAGCATATGGTGATGGGCGTCATAGGAAGGATAAATAATTCTTGGTTTTCTCGAATGAATACACCTATAATGGAAAATCTTTATGTAAAATGCAAATTATTCCATGATATGTTTAAATCTATGTTAGATTTTGTCGAAGATATTGTTAGTGAAATAGGATCTAATGAGACAGATAGCGAAAAACAGCAGTCTATCATAGTATGGAGAAATATTGAGACCGTACAGACGAAATGGCAGCTAAGAGGACTAAGCCATATGGATATGATATTATCCTCTATATTAGAACAGTCTCTTGATGAATGCTATAATATGTCTGACGATGTTGTAGATAATATGATAGATGAGGTTGTAGGTGGGTTAAGTATACCGTCGAATCAGTATACAATTGATATTCCTGATGATTTACGAGAAAGGTACTTTTCTGACAATAAGCCGATAAGAGTTAGTCAAAGCTCAAGCCTCTTTGGCTTGAGCAATACTACGACTATTCCGGCTATTGATAAGTTTAATCAGCCAGAAACATCAGAAGAAGTGATAAGGAATATACTTAAGACTTGTAAAATGGAAATTAGCGACGAAGAGATTAAAAAGATGTTAAAGGAATCAGATGGGTCTTCTCGGTAGAATAGCGTCAGTGTTCTCTACTACTAAACCAGAGCAAGAGGATCTTAGGCTTGTCCGCAAGACTAAGCCTTCTAGCGTAGAGTCTACTGTTAAGGAATCTCCGCGACAAGCTGTATCTACGCTCTACTATAAAACGAGCCTAACAGCAAGAGGCTACCCCAGTCTAGGGGGAGACGGCAACTATATTACTCCAATGTACAACCTTGGGGAAATAGGCAAGACGCTAGATGTAGAATCATTCTTTGCTGCTTCTGTTAGAAGGCACAGAGAGCTATCCATGAAAGAAGGATGGCATCTGCACGGTAAAGATAAAGAAGCTATAGCGTATGTAAAAAAACGATTTGAAGAGATAGAGCTTATCACCGGTGAACCCATCTCTGCTATTGTAAGAGAGCTTTTAACTAACTTGATTGCCTACGGCAATGCTATCCTTGTAATAAAGAGAGACCCTCTTAGGTCTAGTGGTTCTCCTATTAGGATGTTCGGTAAAACGATGCAGCCTATCTCTGGATTATATCCAGCAGATCCTACTAGTATGGCAGTAAAAAAGAATGACTTTGGCAGGCCAGTAGAGTGGAAACAAAAGATATGGGACTCTGAGAAAACTAGAAAGTTCAGGGCTTCCGACGTTGTACACTTCCATTTGGATAGAAAGTCTGGCTTTACCTTTGGTACACCATATATAGTGCCTGTGCTTGAAGACATCAGAGCTTTGAGAAGGCTAGAGGAACTAGCCGAGCTAGTAACCCACAAGCATACATTCCCTCTATTCCATGCCAAGGTAGGCTCAAAAGATAAGCCAGCTGGATATATAACATCTCCAGATGGACAGACACTCTCAGAGGTAGATGTTATTGGAGCACAAGTAGATGCATTACCTCCAGAGGGTGGGCTAGTCACCTCTGAAAGAGTAGAGATAAACATGCTTGGCACAGAAGGCCAGGTATTAGATTTAGAACCCTATCTCTCTCACTTTGAAAGTAGGGTTCTTGGCGGTCTGAGGTTATCTGGAATAGACCTAGGCAGAGGCGATACTGCGAATAAGGCTACTGCACAGACAGTGACAAAGAATTTAGTCGATGCATGTTCAGAAATACAGAATGTATTTTCTGAAATGTTCACCGCCAAGATAGTTGATATCATACTATTAGAGGGTGGATTTAACCTAGTCAGCGATGTACGGGTCTCTCTGAGATTCCCAGACATAGATAGAGAAGAGGCTAGAGCTCATCAGAACCATGGTATTCAGCTATTTATGCAGAATGCTATAACAGAGGATGAGCTAAGAACGGACTATCTCAATCGAGAACCGTATGCTGATGGAGATAGAAAGAATACTTTCCACGAGTTATATACTAAGCCATTAGCCGAGATTGGTGCAATGAACGAACAGGGCCCAGGCAGTTCACAAGGATCTGCTAAGACTGTTACCAATAAAGCTCGTCCAACTAACCAGCATGGTACTGCCACTACTAAAAAATCAGTTGCTCAGAATAGTCTGATGATGAAAGAGCTATTCAATCAGTTCTCTTACTCATGGTCAGAAATGTGCGAGGATATCTGTGGCCTTAGCGCTAGAAACGGCAAGTACAATAAGGCCACTAGGTCTAATGATATAAAGAAAATATTAATATTAAAAACAGATGCAATGATGTCTGATGCAAAAAAGTACTTATTGCCTGAAATAGAGAGCGGAGCAAAGGAAGCACGCAAAGATATACATACCAATAAGCTAGTATCTAAGGACGATATCAGCCTATTTTTGTCTAAGCACATACGTATACCGTTGATAAAGCTCAATCGTAAGGCTATGATAATGTTGAAGATAGATTTAGATAATGAAGTAAAACTTGACTTAGACCCGGCTAAGGCGTCTAGCATCTTTGACGCATTAAAAGTTGAGTTAGATATGATGACAGTCCAAACCGCGGACTTTGCTTATAAGTACGGATACATGACTACGTTACAGAAGGCTGGTAGGAAGAATATCAGAATTATGTATAATAGCATTAACGAAGATGGAACACTTGATCTAGAGAAAGAAGTAGTTATGCCGATTGCTTCGGTAAGCAAAAGAGATGTTTCTGGTCCACATATACGGTTAAATACCACATGTGTGATAGATGAAGATATAAATATCAACAAGGGAGATGAGTAATGAACAGAGAAGTTCGATTTACCGATCTCTTTGGTATGCCAGAAAGATCCGATATATATACTGACGCTAACAATATTTTAGAAGATTTATATTCTTCTATTAATGCCCCTAGCTTCAGGGTAACTATTAAAGCAACTCACTCCGGCTACTTACTCAATAATCGTGTTTATCCTGGTAGTGGAGTAAAAGCAGGTGCATCTTCTTGGGTCTCCAAAGACAATGGAGGCACAGCTGGTTATGACAAACCATTCCTGAAGCATCACGATTCTAAATCTGAACCGATAGGTAGAATAGATTCGCAAAAATTTGTACAGCTATGGGAAGATGATCGATTTAAGAACGATTGGAAGAATCCAGATCATGGTACAAAGCCGGGATCTGGATATATCGTTATAAGCGGAACTGTTTCTGACAAAGATGCACAACAAAAAATATTAGACGGACGATATAAAACTGTTTCTACTGGACAAAGCAGCAACAAGGCATATTGCTCCATATGTGGTCATGATTGGCTAAGTGATACTGACGAAGAAGAAGTCTGTAATCACAGACCAGGAAGAGTCTACGACCTAGAAGGAGTAAAATATAGAGCTTATCTTGTTACAGGTAAGATGAAATATATGGAATGCTCATTTGTGAACCACCCCGCCAATGAACTCGCAGGAATATTAAGCGCAGATTTTGATAGCGCTATAGTTCCAGAATCAAAAGAACAAACAGTAGAAGTTGTTACCGCAGATACTCTTGGTGGAGTCTGCTCAATAGTGCTAGCGGACTCAGAAGGCAGGGTGACAGAATTGATTAGATCTCCAGACGATAAAGATGAAATTCCTTATGGGCAAGATAACGCAAAGCGTGCCGTAAGAGTTGCTGTTCCTGAAGGATTCGATATGGATAAAGATGGGTCACGCAGCAAAAAATTAGATTGGCCTAAGTCTCTTGGTCTAGGCGACACAAACGCCAACTACAATATAGAGGAGATGGCTGCCAGCATTAAAAATATGCTAAAACATGAAGTAATTAAGGAGCTGGCCGGCAGTTCATTAACAAGTAGTTCAAAAATCAATACCGATAAACAATCAGGAGAATTAAATGATCCTGAAGGTGGGAAGGATGCTCAAAATATTATGAGTACCAAGAAAGAGAACGAGATTAAAGATACCGATGTTGCGAAAAATACGGATGATACGGATAAGCCTCTAGATAGGACAGTTGTTGTCTTGGAAAAGGCTTTAGAAGATAGTCAGTCTAGAACTGCAGAACTTGAAGCAGAACTGGCGAAGGCAAAGCAGTTGTACGACACTAAGATAAGTGAGTACAATTGCTTAATGGATGAGAATGCTGCCATTACTGAGGAATTCAAAAAGCAGCTCGCCTCTCAACTGGTCACTATGCAAATGCAACTCCATAAGCCGCAGGTGAAATCGGTAGCCGATCACCAAAGCTTCGGAGAGGCAGTGACTCATGTTGCAGCGAGAAGTGTTGAAAGCCTTAGAGATAGCATTGAGGATCTAGTGCCTGAGCTAGCAAGTAGTTTCAAGTCTAATGGATTACCATCTTTCATAAAAGATAGGGTTGAGGAGAAACCTCCTGTGGCCAAATCTGTGAAAGAGGAAAATGTATCGACTATCAAGAAAACAGACATTGATCCAATGGATCAAATTTAGAAGAGGTAATTAAATGGCTATTCGAACTGGAAGAGGCTATGGGAAAATTCATCACCCATACCAAGAACTTTACGAAGGTGTACGTCCTTCGATTCAAGGCCTCAGAGCCGCGAACTTTCTCCCTATCGCGATGTTAGACAAGTTGCATGATGATGATCCCATCGTCCTGCTTCCTGGAACATTTGTTGGTAGGTTAAATACTGGAGCAGCGACAGCAGCGATAAGTGTAGATGACACATACCCGAATGCAGAAGAAGCCGCTAGGGGTCTTGTCCCTGCGTGCTGGGGTGCTTACACAGTAACATATGCTCAGAACGATGTTGACTTTGGGACCGACGATCTAGATAGTACTACTGCACGCGCAGATGCGCCGCTCGGCGCAAGTGCTGCTACTGTGACTGGAGTAAGACCAGTTGGTGTAATTACTGCCCCGGTCTACTCCAACCTACTCAAAACTAAGTACACGAATTACAGTCGTGACTTGATGCCTTCTCTGTTGATGGGTAACTACTCTGTTGTGATTCCTGCAGTCACTATTGGAGAACGTGCTATTGAGCCGGGAGACCTTGTAAGAGTAGATGGAGACGGTGGTACTGCAGCTACTTGGAATCCTGTGACAAACGCAACTGCTGCAAATTCGCCTGGTCGATTAGTCGCCTGGGATGGTGCTGCAGCTTCAGCCAACTATGTTGTTGGTCGTTGCATCGATAAGTACCGCGTTGGAACAATTGCTGGTAGTGCTAACGACACCGTAGCAAGCTTGATCGGTGCGGGAACTGTTAGTAATCAGAATGCCGATCAGCAGTTTAACACTCTTAAAAGAGTACAAACTGTACCTGGCTTAGGCTTGAGTGGTTCTGGTACTCAGGGAATTCCTGCAATGTTTGAGCATGCTACTATAGATGGTAGTGGTGATTTCTTTGCTCTTGTAATCAAAGTGGATCTTTAAGGAGAAAAAATGAGTCAAGATAGGTTAATTGGCGTTGACGAAGACGCTATTGAGCAGAACTTCGATGAGGGGCAAAAGAATACGATTCTTCGCCTTGTTGAAGATACTGAGAATGGTATCACCAACGCCGTAGACGGTGCTTTAGCTGAAAAGCTAGAAGAAGAAGGGTTGGATAGTCAGGCTATTAAAGCGCTCAAGCGTTTTACTGACGAACAACCAAAGAAACGCGAATTCGATGATAAGTTTGACCGAATGCATAGCATTTGGAAAAACAATGGTGTGCTGCCTGGCTCACCTTCTCATCGGTTTAGTTTAGATGACTTGATCCAGGCTGACCAGAAGCGTAAGTCTTCCTTTGAGGCTGGCAAAATCAAGAAGGATGAGTTTTACGATACGCAGTTTGCGTTTGAGCAGCCAATGCTCATACCGAAAGTTGTTTCTCAGATTGTTAGGGATGCGATTGAACCAACAATTGCTCTTACTCCCCTGCTTCAGAGGATTAATTTTCAGGTTGGAACTAGTTTAACCTTCCCGGCTATGGGCGCATTCGCTGCTGCTGATATCCCAGAGGGTGGGGAATACCCAGAACAGACGATGGAATTCGCAGGTCAAGTGACTGCGACCATCGGAAAGTCGGGTGTTGCCGTCAAGTTCACTGATGAGATGCTTAGGTACTCCTTGTTTGATGTAATGAGTATGCATCTGCGTGCAGCAGGTCGTGCCCTGATTCGTCATAAGGAGCAAAAAGTTGCCAACATGATTACTACTGCTGGTGTTGGTTATATCGATAATGCTACTGCGCCTGCAGCTGGCACTGTTACTAGTCTTGGTCGCGGTATTGATGGCGCTAGGAATGGTACGATTACCATCGAAGATATCTTCCGTATGTATGCCAGTATGGTCGATGATGGTTATGTACCAAATGCAATCATCATGCATCCATTCGGATGGCTCACCTTCGCACTTAATCCCCAATTGCGTGCATTTGGATTTGCCAACAACGGCGAAATGTTCCAAAACTATGCTGGTAGCCCTGGTTCAGGCGGAGAATTCCGTGTTGGAGGATTAAATCAGGAAACTAAGTTAACTGATCCTTCTGCTATTGCTACTACTGCGTCAAGGCTCCCAGCAGGATTCCCTGCTTCACTCAACATCATTGTTAGTCCTTTTGTCCCCTACGACGCTACTAACAATAAAACTGAGTTCTGGATGGTCGATACCAATGAGATCGGCGTTCTCGTAGTAGACGAAGATGTTGTTACTGAGGAGTTTGATGATCCGGCACGTGATATTCGCAAGGTCAAGCTGCGCGAACGTTATGCTGTCGAAAACATCAATAATGGCCAAGCCATTAGGACTGCTAAAGGCATAGTCATTGATAAGTCGATAGATCCTGAATCGACTCCAGTGCTTCAATTTGGTACTGGTGAAGTGAGTACTTCAGTTTATGGCGGTAGTGCTTACAGTCCTAGCTAGGATTGTTTGTTAAGTTGAGCTGATTAGCCCGGGGGCTTCCTCGCCCCCGGGCTTAGATTTAAGTAGGTAAAATGGTAATAAAGATCTCAGATGAGGCAGAGTCTCCGATAGGATTGAAGCCAATTAAAACTAATACCTATGTCTCATTAAACATGAAGACCAGACAGTTTTATGCGGTTGACAATTTTGTTTTAACTGCAGACAGTCCTACTGCTAAAGTTACTGCAGAGGTCTCCAAGGCAGATAGAGAGATAATTCAAAAGTCCATAGATATGGGATTCTTGGTTCAGTCTAAAATCCACATTCCGTTTGTAGACAAGCCAGTAGACCTTATTGATGATCTCAAGGAGAAGATAAAATCTTCTAAGAACATCAAAGAGCTGCATCCTCATATAGTTCCGGTCGTTTCTGGCAAAATAGCCAAAGACTATGGTGCAAGAGTGGTACTAGATGAACTACTTGAGTACGAAAAAAACAGCCAGGCTAGAGCGAGATTCATAGAATACTTCGAATACGCATTGAATAATATACCTGGCCCTGGAAAAATAATAGATTCAATCGTTGGTAAAAGAACGATAGATGTTGGGCATAAGACAGTAGATGTAGGAATGCGTGTTGGAGCCGAAACATCACCAAAAAATAAAGATCTAATTTAGGGGTATGTTGTGGCAGCACCAGTCTTTTCCGCGTCTACCCCTGCAGATGGTGCTACCAACGTATACCTCAATCAAAAATTAGAGGTAACTTTTAACACTAGCTTAGATGCTACTTCAGTGTCCGGGGCTACAGTGGTACTTAGATCTGTGGCTCTGGATACTGTTGTTGATGCTACTCTTAGTGTTTCCGGCACTAAAATAACAATAGTTCCATATACCTTACTTATATCTAACTCCATATATAGGCTGACTTTAATAGGAAGCGACCTGGCTCTTTCTACTGGGGCTATAAAATCCGGCACTAGCCATAGCCTAGTCACGACTAGCGTCCTTTCCTTTCAAACAGGAAGCCAGTTAGATACAACCTCTGTTGCTAGAACCGCAGAGGAGATTACACTTGGTGGAGATCTTAACCTTCCGGGAGATGTCAACTTAACTTCGACTTCTCTCACATTGGCGTCTAGTCTTCCTACCAATCATGCCTTCGGCGTCGACATCACTACGGACACGATAAAGCTGACTTTTTCAGCAGACATCGATTCAACTACTGTAACCAATGATAATGTGCAGGTAGTACAGTACGCATTCCTGGATGAAGAACATCTGCTAGCAACCGGCAGCATATTCTATGCTAATAATACCGGTGGCAATTATTCAGATCTATCGATAGGGACTCTAGGCACAGCAGGTAAGGTAATAACTATTACACCAGATGCTGCTAGAGACTGGCCTAATAATATGACAGTAGAGGTGCATATTGCTGCAGCCGTAGCAGATACGGGTGGCAATACCCTAGGATCTGCGCAAAAGATTACGTTCCATACTGAGCCCTATCCTAATCTAGTCGGAGTCAGAGTAGTTAAGAATGAACTGGGAACGATGATTCCTAATACATACTTAGATGATTATATCGGACTTAGAGCATGGGCTAACACTATAGATGTATATGAGAGTTTGGGCGCAAATATAAATATAACTAAATTTTCTAAGAATAGATCATTTCGTGAGTATGTAAAGTGCAAGACTGCAATGGATATACTTCATGATGTGAGAGGAACTAAGGATCTAGCCGCCGGAACCAGTAAAGAACTAGGTGACTTTAGAATATCATATTTCCCTGCTGGTGCAGATATAGCTACTCAAAAAGAGCGAGCACTACAGGTAAGAATGAATACCGCTATGGCGGCCCTGGTCGGCTATATGAACAGGCCAAGATCGGCTACAAGAGATGTAGGGTCTGTAGTTAAACGTGGATCTAGGCAGGTCAGGGGCCCCTTCCTGTTTAATCCACAAAGGAACCTATACGTTTCTGATCCAATACCGGCAGCGAATACCGCCAGAGAAAGAAATAGCTTAATACCCGGTATTATAGATACGGAGTAAAGGTGTGGCTAATAATGGAGAATCAGGGGCCAGAGCTTTCGGTAGCCTGGCTGCCGTAATAGCTTTAATCGGAGGTATGTGGGGGCTGCTTAACCAGCAGGAGTTAAGTCTACAGAGACAGATTGCTCCAATAAGGATTAACCAGGAAATTATGTTAAATGATTTACAAAAACTTGAAGAAAGACTTCAAAATCATGTAAATGATGGACATCCTGAGGCCTTGGAGTTGTTGCTAAAGGGTGATATAAAGAATATACAAAAAGAGATAGATAACATGAGAGTTTCGCTCAATGAATTAGGCAGAAAGTTGTCTTCTCTGGAAGTAAGAAAGTCTCAGTAATGATGTTTCTATCTATACTAGGATTAAGTATAATCTGCTTAATAGGGTGCAATAATCCTAGAGTGATAATGAACCATTGGGTACATTGGATTTATCCACAGTACGAGCCTTACGAGGAGGAAGAATGAAAATAGTTAGTATCTCTTTGTTATGTTTAGCAATATCCGGTTGTGCAATTTTTGGCCAGCCAGCATCGGAACTTGAAACAGATGCGTTTGTTAGGCCGCTAGATATCGTTGGCGAGGGAACAGACGCTGTAGTAGTCGAAACCGGAGAACTGGCAAGTGCTGAAAAAATAGCCCCACTGGCTGCACCATTTCTCGCTCAGTGGGGTACTCTAGCTGTTGGGGTGGTAGGCATTTTAGCAGGCTGGTATACTAGAAAAAGAAAAGAAGAGCTCGAGATCTCTTTGAAGGGGACTAATCTATGAAATTTTTAACTTCGTTGCTTCCGTTTAGTGGAGCAGAATCTAAGAAATCGCAGGCCTTTGTCTTGGCCGCGATCCTTATCGTAACAGGCAAGCTTTTTGGTTTATCGGAAGAAGCTATGAAAGATACATTGTATCTTACAATTGCTTACCTCGGAGGCCAAGGCTTAGCAGACTTCGGCAAAGAAGCAAAAAAGGAGTCTAAGTAATGGCAATCACTGGAGCAAAGACACTAGCGTTTGAACAGGCGCTGCTGGATCATGTGTTTAGAGGCGAGGGTACATTAGACACAGCGCTACATATAGGCCTAGTTACAGGTACTCCAACTGTGACTGATCTCGGTGCTAGTACTTGGCATACTACCCATGAAGTAGCAGCTGATAAAGGATATCTTAGGCAAGCTCTGACTAATGCAAATATGGGTTCTGCTAATGGTGACGGAATTACACTAAATAGTGCTGAGATTAACTTTGGTACATCTACTGGAGTTTCTGCCTCCGCAGCTGCATGGGGTACTGTTACTGGCTTTATTATTAGTACCGATGCTACAATAGGCAATGCAACCACATACTACTATGGTATTTTTGATACTCCAAAGAGTGTGGCAGAGGGAGACTCAGTTAGGATAACGACTAATAACTTGTCAATAGACGAGCGTTAACAACTAGTTTAGGTTAATCGTGGCAATAATGACCTTTGTGGCGGATCCTACTGGGTCGAATGATCCAGTAACTGATCCGCCGCTTTCTTTACCAGCGTCGGTGGTTACTTCGGTACTT